ATAAGAAAATTATTCTTTGTTTGCATTACTATTTAACTCATCTCTAAGATATTTCATTCTACGTAAACAAGCAATAGATCCTTGTAATTTGTATATCATAGGCATATCACTCGCTTGCTCTAAAGTTTTATGTTGTTTAGCTATAGCGTCATCTATATATTCTACAAATGAATCCCACAACTCTTTGTCACTAGTAAGTTTTCGTAATATGTTCATTATTGTATAGGTCCTTGATTACCAGTAAATCCGGGTTCTTGTGGAGTTGGTACTGAACCAGTTCCTATTGTACCACCACCAGAGCCTTGTGTATCTTCTACCTGTCCACCCGGAGGTGCAGGTGGTTGACCTTGTTGTTGTGGCATCATTCCTTGTGGAGGTGCAGGAGGTGGATTTTGTGCTTGAAACTTTTTAAGTATCTCTGCCTGCACAGCAGCTTGACTCATAGAGTTAGCTACCTTATCAGGATCAAGATCCATACTCTTAGCAATCTCTCTAACAATATAATCCATTCTAGCAAAAGGTGCAAGGGCAGGATTAGATACTGTTTGCATAAACTGCATAAGTCTCTGACTTCTAACTTCATTAGCCATTAGACTTTCTGTGCCTTGAGCTTTAACTTCAAGATCACCTTTAATCTCTGGATCAAAGTCAAACTGCATATTAAAATTAAAGAATGCCTTACCTAGTGGTCCTAATAAATAATCATCTACGTTTTTAATAACATTACGAATAGAACCATTAGCTGCATTCATTAACATAGATATACCAGAAGCAGTTCTACCTACACCTTGTATACCTGTTTGTCCATGAGCAAATGAAGGAAAACCAGTAGACTCATCTGAAAGTTGTCTAGCTTTATCAAACATCTGCATATTTTCACCGGCTACATTAGGAAACTTAGTTCCAAAGATTCCCTGTCCGGGAGCACCACCCTGTCTTCTAAATACTTTTCCGGGATATACTGTAAGATCTTGTCCGGGAACTAGGTTAGTCTCATCTACTTCTATTAACAAGTTTCCTGATAGTGCAGCATTATCTACACTCATTCTCATAAAACCATTCATAAGAGTTTGTGTATCATCCATGTTTTCTGCAATACCTACACCAAATATATTATATGGATTCATTTCATAAGGTGTAGCATAGTAAGGTAGATAAGCAGGAGTAAATGGATTCATTACTAATCTTAATACACAACTGTTACAAACCCATGCATTAACACTTACTTGCTCTACATCTTTTAATTCTTTAGGTATATCTATATCATATTGTTCTATAATCTCTCTATCTACAAAACCCCAAAACTCTAATACTTCAAATCTTTGAGAATAATCATCTTCATTACTCTCATCCATTGCATGTTCCCACCATTCTTTATTATAGTTCTCACCTATCTCTAATGCTTTATCAATAGCATTTTCTCTAAAGAAAGGTCTACGTTTTAATGCACGTAGTTGTGAACGAGACATCTTGTGTCTCTCTATAACATACTCTGCTTCATCCATATTGTTTGCATCTGGATCAGGATAGAAGTTCCAGATAGAAACATTAGAAGTTTGTGGTACAGTTTTAAATACTGGATTGTATTCACCTTCTTCATCCCAATTAGGATATTCTTTATCAACTGCAAAAGGTCCTTTCATAATACCAGTACCAAATAAGGCAGCTTCAAAAGCAGCAGATCTTAATTGTTTCTTAGCATTAGACTCTTCTAATTGATCATGTATTTTCTTTTCCATCTTTTTAGCTGCAATCATTGCAGGGTGAAACTGCACAGCAGATGGACTTTTACCCGGTTTAAACTCTACATCTTCCTCAACTGCGCTCAGATCGTCTTTAAGAGGCCCTACACGGTCATTAAATTCTGGCAGTGTCTCCCCCGGCAAAAGTTGATTCGGGTCTGTAGCACCCGTTTCTGTCTCTCCTAGAGCCTCTTTGAGTTGTGGGTTAGTTTCTACACTAACTGTATCTTCAACTCCTTCAGGTAAAACTGTAGGATTAATACCTAATGGAAAACGATTACCACCAAATAATACTTCTACTAGTTGTCCATAAGCAGCTAATACTTTTGTTTTAGTAACTTTTACAAATACTCTAGATTTTTCTGTAGAAGTAAACTGAACTTCAGGACCATAGATACCCCTATAGTTTCTGTAAGATTGTATCCATCTTTCTTCATCACTTCTTCTGGCAGTTTCTGCTTTGCTAAATTTTTCTTTTATAAATCTTTCTATCTGACCTGCAGGTTCATCATTGAGAGCATCTGCTTTAACATCATCTATTGCTGCAGATTCTTCAGCATCCATTGCCATTTCTTGTAAATCTTTTACCATAGTCTATCCTTAATATCCAAATGTTGCATCAGCTGCTTGAAATCCAGTTCTTTGTGTTTCTGGATTATAGTCAAATAAATTACTTCTTGGTCTTGTCATTATCCCATATCTTAAAGCATCATATAAGTGGTCTTCTGAATTAGTATCTACATCTTCAGCATTATTTTTATCAAGAGGTATTATCGGTAGTTGCGAGATAATATTTGTGCAGTTATTAAAAAACACCAATCTAGGTGCTTCGGTAAATTCATCAATTTGTAATCTTCTGTGAATCTCGTTTTTTCCTGCAATTCTACTCCCTTTACTTCTATCAGATGGTCTCCATCTGCACCCCTTAATAATCATTTGTTCTGCCAAAGATGGGCCAGTGTCACCACGCCTATGCCAAAGAGAGCTATCAAGTACACCGTAACGTATAGTTCCATCTTCTTGCTCTGCCTCCAATACCATGTCTGCTAAATCAGTTGCTAATACTCTAGAAACATACAGTTCTCTATACACAATTAACTGCTCATCAGGAGCAACTGCAAACCAGAGAACGCCTGTATAACTTCCGTAGCCATAGTCACAGGCTCTGAACTTAGTCCAACCACTAGGTATATCGTAAGGCTCAACAACATGAGTGGCTCTGTTCCACTCAGGAAAAGCTGATCCTTCACTAACATCCCAATTTCCTTCCAATAACTGTTTTCTTTGACTCTCTGGAAGTGAAAGTAGGTTGGCCTCGTACACTCCATCTTCTGCTAGATAAGGATTATCAAATAATGTAGCAGGTATAAATCTTCTTTTAAATAATGGTTCACCTTCTTTACTATGACCTTTAGGCCACATAAGAGGTTTACCTGTGTCTATATCTGTTGCCCAAAAAGATGAGCCATAAGGTGCAGGGTCTACAAACATTTTCTTTACCCATTGATGTCCCGGACCTCCGGGGTTTGTAGTAGCCCTCATGTAGATAGGTAAGCTAGTATCACTAGTACGTAAACGTGAACGTAAATAATTCCAAGCATAAGGAGTAGACCATTGTGTAAGTTCATCAAATCCTATCCAACTAAATGCCTGACCTTGATATCTTGTTACGTCATCATCTCTATCTAAGTAAGATAACCAAAGAGTTGCTCCAGAAGGTGCTACCCAAGTCTTATCTCTTTCTAAAAACTTTATATCAGGAACAGCTTGAGGGTATAATTGTTTAGAAACTGATATAAGTTCTCTTAATTCTTCTGTTGTACGTCTTACTAATAATCCTCTAAAGTTTGGATTACTAAAGTATCGTACTGGATCTGCAAGCATTGCATAACTTTTACCACCACCTGCTGATCCTCCATATAATACTTCACGTTCTCCTGCTGATAGAAAGTCTGTCTGTGGACCTTTATTAGGTTCAAATATTATTTCTGTTGGTTTTTCTTCAGGCTGACTGTAAACTTTCTGTTGAACTGGCTGTTCTTCCAATTCTTTCTTTGGAGAGTCTTTCTTCTTTTTGTAACGCTTCTTTGTACCTCTTAGCGAGGTAGCTTTGAGCTGAAGCATTTGACTTACGTTTTTGTTCAATTCTAATTCTCTTCATTAAACCTACATGAGATATTTCTCTACCTGACTCTTTACTTAACCAATTAGCAACTTGTCTATAGCTATATTGTCTAATATACTTTTTTGCTTTTTCAAGTAACTCTAACTCTTTAGGAATAGGTAATAATATATCTCTATCATTCTCATCTTGTTTATAGCCAAAAGGTATAACCCTTCCAACTCTAACTACAGGTTGCCAATCATAGCCATACTCTGTCTTTTCAGGCTTAGGTAATTTCCAAGTTTTATCAATCTTCATTTTTAGGTGGTAATATAAATAATGGATTTGCAGCTGATACTTCTACTTTATCAGTCTTAACAAATCCACCTCTATCTAATATATCTTTTGCTGCAATCATTCTTTCTTTATTACCAAGATCTGTAGGATTATCTATAACCTCAGCTAAAGAGTAAGCAGCCTTAGTAGCTGTAGTTGCTAAAAACTTTTTAGTTAAGTCTGCTATCTCATCTTGTAATGCATTAGTAATAGTAGAAGTAGCTAAGTCATGACTATAACCTGCAAGTTTTTTAGCTGTAACAGGATTACCTTTTGCTTCTTCAAACAATACATCAAGAAACTTCTGTTGCTTTTCTGTAAGTTGTCTAGCCATTATATATCTTTTCCTTTTTCTGGTAGTACTTTATTTGGTATAATCTGGCACATTGGTCTTGCTTGAAACACACTAGGACTTTCCATTGCTACCTTTGCTTTTTTTATTGACTCTTCAAAACATTGTTTCTGTGTTGAAACTAGTTCTAAACCTGTTATAACAGTACAAGTTTGTGCATAAGGTGCTGAACACAAAAGTATAATTGGTAGCCACATACCCATTATGCTAACTCAAAGTGAGGTCCATCAATAAATGGTCTTCTGCCTTGTCCTCTTCTTAGATCTATATACGCATTCATAGCATCTTGCATTGTGCCATCCCATGTACGTATATCATCTATATGCCAAGCTGCACCCCAACGAATGCCCACGTTCTCAAGCTCTGCAGCTTCCTTCATGGCATCTGCTATGTCATCATAGAGATTCAATTCCCATGAAGCCCTCCCTCCTACATAAGCCATCAGGTCTACTGCTAGACCATCAAGATGTTTGGATTTTAAAGTCTGTGAAGCACCTTTTTCTACAAGTGCTTGTTGTTCTGCTAAAGTTCTCAAACCACAAATGCAACCAAAGTCAACCTTGGTCACTTCTATTGCTTTTTTGACGCATCTCTCTAAGGAGTCGTTCACGCCATTTAATTTTGTTAAACTTTTTTTGCTGAGTGTAAAGCTCATGTCTTTCCTCTCTTTTTCTAGTGTGGGCATTTCTATGTCTTATTCTTGTAATAGGAAACATTCTGTCCCCTAAGTACCGTCTTATATAAGGTAAGTGTTTTATTTTAATTTCTTTTTACCATAAAATTTGCTAATACCTTTCATACCTATTGAGGCACTAACAATTCCTCCAAGACTTAACTGATACCACTGTGGCATAGCTTCAAGTGCAGCAAAGCCTTGTGCTACTGTTTCTCTACCCCAGTCACCAGTAAAGGCTAATATTAGTGGGATTG